TTTGTTAAAGATTCTGAAACAGACATCATAGTTGAGTGTGAGGACGGACATAAGTTCCGAATAATCGCTAAGGGAGCGGAACAGAAGCTTCGAGGATTGATTTGGAATGGGTCTCGTCCTGACATCATTATGTGCCACGAAGAGGGTACAGAAATATATACACCCGAAACTGGATGGATCATTAACACAGATCATCCAGATGCTAAATGTGTCTATGCACAAGAGGCTTTTAAAATAACCTTTGATGATGGTCACACAGAAGTTGTGAGCGGAGATCACCGATTTTTTACAGAATCAGGATGGAAATACATATGGGAAATGAAGGAAAACGAGGTGATCGTGGAGAGTGGGATGCTGCCTACTTGGAACGACATCCAGAACGTAGAGCAAAAAGTCTCACAATTTACAATAATAAAACAGAGACTAAAGAACGTGTTGCTAAATGGCATGAGGAGAATCGTGATAGAGTCGCTGCTTCTAGAAAACGTTGGTACGAAAAAAACAAAGAAAAGAGTAGCGAAAATGCTAGGAAATATGCTCAGGAAAATCCTGAATGGAAAGCTGCTCACTGTGCTAAACGCAGAGCGAGTAAACTCAGAGCCTGTCCTAGTTGGCTTACAGCAGAGCAATTAAAAGAAATAGAAAGCTTTTACAAAGAAGCTAAACGTCTTTTTAAAGAAACCGAGATTCCACATCATGTGGATCATATCATCCCACTTCAAGGTAAGAATGTTTCAGGTTTACATGTGCCTTGGAACTTGCAGGTATTGACTGCTTCTGCCAATTCTAAAAAGAATAATCGTTATGAAAATAGCTAAAATTGAACGGCTTGAAGGAGGGGCCAATGTCGTCGCGTTATCTACGGAAACAGGTCTTTACGAAACTAAAGCTGGACTATCCCATAATTGCGACGACATGTAGCTGGAAAACGATGAGCTTGTTATGAACAAGGAACGTCGTGACAAGATGCGAAGGTGGTTTCAAGGCGCTTTGCTGCCCTGTAGAGCCGATAACGGTATTGTTAGGATGGTGGGTACCATCTTGCACAATGACAGCCTCCTAGAGCGTTTAATGCCTAATCCAAGCGACAAGGCTACGGTACATGAAGGTTTGAAAACCTACTCGACCCGTAAGACCATGTGGAAGACGGTAAAGTACAAAGCACACAATGAGGATTTCTCTGAACTCCTATGGCCTTCTAAAAAGAGCCGTGAGATGTTTAAGATGATGTACGAAGAAGCTGTACGGGACGGGATGACTGATATTTACAGTCAAGAATACCTTAACGTACCTTTGGATGAGTCCATTACGTTTTTTAAACGTGGTGATTTTATTCAAACTTCTGAAGAACAAAACAAAAAACCAATGCATCATTACATTACGGCTGACTTGGCTATTTCTGAAACAGAAAAAGCTGACTATTCCGTGTTCATTGTAGCTGGTGTTGATGAAAATAAGTTAATTCACATTAAAGATGTCATACGGGAACGTATGGATGGTAAAGAAATCGTAGACACCTTGCTTAATTTGCAAAGAATCTATGATCCAGAGGCTGTTGGTATCGAAGACATGCAAGTGTCTAAGGCCATCGGCCCGTTTTTGCGTGAAGAAATGGTAAAAAATAACGTTTATCTTAACCTTGTGCCTCTAAAGCACGGTGGTAAAGATAAAACAACACGTTCTCGTTCCATTCAAGCTCGTATGCGGGCACATGGAGTGTGTTTTAACAAAGAAGCAGACTGGTTTGCTAACTTTGAGAACGAATGTCTTACATTCCCTCGTGGTAAGCACGATGACCAAGTAGATGCTTTTGCTTATTTGGGCTTAATGCTTGATAAACTAATTGAGGCACCTACGAAAGAAGAAATAGATGAACTTGAATACCTCGACGAACTCAGGTCAGATGGGTCAGAGTATGCAGGGCAATCAAGCTGGACAGGCTATTGATCCATCTATGATGGCTTCGCAGCCTCAAGCATTGCCCGGACAACTTGGAATGGATGTAGAGCAACAAGAAACTCCTGTTGACGAGCAAAAAGAAAGTGGACTTCGTGCATTGCTTGAAGGCACTAACATTGCTGAGAAATTAAAAGAAGATGAGCTTCATTCTATTGGTGCTCAAGCTTTTGAGGGTTTTGAACTCGACCGTCAATCCCGTGAACATTGGGAAAAACAAGCAGAAGAGTGGACTAAGCTTGCTACACAAGTACGTGAAAATAAGTCCTACCCATGGTCAAATGCTTCTAACGTAAAGTATCCTCTGCTAACTACTGCCTCTATGCAGTTTGCTGCACGGGCTTATCCTAGTCTTGTTCCTTCTGATGGCAAAGTAGTTAAATCTAAAGTTATCGGTAAAGACCCTACTGGACAGAAATTTGAATTAGCTGATCGTGTGTCTACTTACATGTCTTATCAACTCATGCACGAGTTGGAGAACTGGGAAGAAGACATGGACAAGCTCCTCATTATGCTTCCTGTTGTAGGCACAGTGTTTAAGAAGACTTATTGGGACTCAATTAAGAAAGTGCCAGCTTCTGACATTGTCTTGCCTAAAAACCTTGTGGTTAATTACTGGGCACGGTCTATCAAAGACGCAGAACGGGTAAGTCAAATTATTGAAATGTCTCCGCGTCTTCTCAAAGAACGTCAACGTGGCGGAGTGTTTCTTGATATTGATTTGGGAACTGCTCCAACACCTCAAGGCAAAGAAGGTTCCCCTGCTTATGACGAGACAACTCCCTACACGCTAATTGAACAACACACTTACCTTGATTTGGATGATGATGGATACCCTGAACCTTATATCGTCACCTTCCATCTGGAAACGGCTAAAGTTCTACGGATTGCGGCACGTTTTGATGAAGACAAGATTGTTGAAGAAAATGATACAATCATTAAGATTGAACCTATCCAATACTTCACCAAGTTTGGATTTATTCCTAATCCTGATGGCTCTTTCTATGATCTTGGGTTCGGTGTACTTCTTGGTCCAATCAATGAAAGTGTTAATACTCTTATCAACCAGCTTATTGATGCTGGTACACTGAATAACCTTCAATCTGGTTTCCTTGGAAAAGGATTGAAAGTTCGCATGGGCGAGACTAAGTTCCAACCCGGCGAGTGGAAAGCAGTTAATTCGACTGGCGATGATCTGAAAAAACAAATTGTTCCTTTGCCAAGCAAAGAACCAAGCAACGTCTTGTTTCAACTTATGGGAAGTTTAATTACTTCTGGTAAAGAGTTGGCCTCGGTAGCTGAAATTTTCGTTGGAAAGATGCCCGGTCAAAACACTCCTGCTACAACGACGATGGCGACTATCGAGCAGGGTATGAAAGTATTTACTGCGGTGTACAAACGTATTTACCGTAGTTTGGAAGAAGAATTTATTAAATTGTTTGATATTAACTCGACCTACCTTAACCCCAACACTTATCAAGAAGTGCTGGGAGTTAGTATTGGTCCTGACGATTTCTCACAAGAGCAGTATAAGATTTGCCCCGGAGCAGACCCAACAGCAGTGTCACAAACAGAGAAGCTTTTGAAAGCTCAAGGTTTGATGGAGTTGTTGAACTTGGGTATTCTTGATCCAGTTAAAGTTGGTTTGCGTGTTCTAGAAGCACAAGAACAACCTAACTACCAAGAACTACTTAACCCACAGGTTGCTCAGACTGGGCAGATTCCACAACAGCCTAATCCAAAGCTTATGGAGAGTCAAGCAAAAGTGCAAGCTCTCGGACAAGCTTCTCAGATTAAACAGCAAGAAGCTCAGTTTAAGTCTGAATTGTCTATGCGGGATCAGCAGTTTAAACAAGCAATGGAAGCTCAAAAAGCAGATATGGAAGCTCGACATAAAGAGGTTCTTAACTCTCTGCAATTGGCTGTACAAACGCACACAGAGAATATGCGAGTTGCTCAAGATCGACAAAAGTTCGTTCAAGACACTATGCACAAAGAAGTGGACCATCGTCAAAAGGTATCTCACCAAGAACGCATGGCTGCTGTAAAACAAAAGCAGGCTTCACAAAAGCCACCTTCCAAAGGGAAATAAACATAAATGACAAAAGGTGATTTCGTTGACTGGAAAAACAGTCCTATTACGAAAGCCCTCTTCTTGGCCCTGACAAATAATGTTGAGGGCCTTAAAGAAGAATTGGCTTCATCTGCTGGTGTAGATACTAGAGCAGATGCCGTTAAAGTTGGAGCTATCCAAGCTTTCAGGGACGTACTAGATACCGAATGGTTTGAGGAAACAGAATGATTGAACCCACACTTCACAGAATTATTGTAAAGCAACAAAAGCTTAACGAAGCCCACAAAGAATATCAACGAGCCGAGGCCATTGGTATTATTATCCCAGAACATGAGGATAACAAGCGGGCACAAGCTGGTGTTGACAAAGGCACTGTAGTTTCTATTGGCCCAACGGCTTATCGAGATTATGGGGTTGATGTTCCAATTAAAATTGGAGATGTAGTTGCTTTTGCACGGTATAGTGGCAAAACAATTGTTGATCCAAAAGATGATGAAGAGTATGTCGCGTTGAATGACGAAGACATTGTGGCAATCCTGACGAAAGACTAATATGACAGATGAAGTTAATGGTGGTAATGAAGAAGTACAACTGAGTGCTACAGAGCAACAAGCAGTTGATGCTGGCTGGGTTCCTAAAGATGAATTCCTTAGCCGAGATGGTGCTGAAGAACATAAGTGGGTAGATGCTGGTGAATTCCTGCGTCGTGGAGAACTCTTCCGTAAAATTGAAGATCAATCCAAGCAACTGAAAGATGTTCGCAGTGCTTTGAATGAAATGAAAAAGCTTCACGGCCAAGTCCGAGAAGTTGAATATAAACGTGCACTCGATACTCTCAAAGCTCAAAAGAAAGAGGCTTTGGAAAATGGAGATGCAGATGCAGTCCTTGCTGCTGAAGATCGAATTGAACTTGTAAAAGAACAAGTCAAGCAAATGCAAGCCGAGCCTTCCGCTCGTGACGATGCTGGGGCAGAACACCCTGAGTTCGTAGCTTGGACAGAACAAAATAGCTGGTATAAATCCTCTTCCCCAATGAAAGCATTTGCCGATGCTTTGGGACAAGACCTAGCCCGGGCCGGCAATAGCCCAGCAGAAGTCTTGCGTAAGGTAGCCGCAGAAGTTCGTAAAGAATTTCCTAATAAATTTCGGAATCCTAATCAGGAAAAACCCGGAGCAGTAGAGTCAGGTAAGGGAGCCGGTGCACAACGCCAGTCCTCATTTACCTTGTCAGACGAAGAACGTCGCGTTATGCATACTTTTATCCGTACTGGAGTTTTCAAGTCGGAGAAGGAATATGTCGAAGAGTTGAAGAAAGTTCGAGGTTAATATGACCCAAAAAGAAGCAATTTCTAAGGCCCCAGCAGGCCGCGTTACCCGAGTTCCTGTGAGCCAGCGTAACATTCTTACGGTAAAAGGGAAAGATCCCAATTATGAATACCGAGTCGTGAACGATATAGATGATCGTATTACGCAATTCGTTGAAGGCGGCTATGAGCTTGTCGATGACGAATCCCACGATGTAGGTGACAAGCGTGTATCGCAAGGTACTGCTGTAGGTTCCAAAAAGGTGTTTTCTGTTGGTCAAGGTACTAAAGGCTATTTGATGCGAATCAAAAAAGAATGGTATGAAGAAGATCAAGCACGGAAACAAAAGTTTGTGAATCAACAAGAAGCCTCCATCAAGGAAAAAGCTCTTGATGGTAATTATGGATCAATCGAATTTAAACGCGACTGACCTTTTCTATTGCCATTAGGATTATACAAATTTGACTATTTGGAGAATTACTAATGTCAAGTGTTTCCCGTCTTAACGGCTTTAAGCCTGTTAAAACAACCACCGGTGCCCCATATAACGGCCAAGGTGAAGTAGCTTTCGTTCCCGCTTCTGATTCTACTGTAATCATGGTGGGTGATGCCGTTAAATTGCTGGGCGATTCTCGTGCAGCTACCGGCGTTCCAACTGTAACTCGCGTATCTTCTGGTACTGATATTCCTTTTGGTATTGTTGTTGGTATTTTGTTTACTGGTGTCGGTGATGCTCAAAACATCCCCCCTGTAACTGACCTCAACACTCCAGTATATCGCCGTGCCTCCACAGATCGCTATTTGCTTGTCTGTACCGACCCTAGCGTTGTGTATGAAGCACAGTATCTCAGCCTTGGTGTTGCTGCTGCTACAATCACAGCAAACGTGGGTTTGAATGGTAGTTTTGATGTGACTGCCGGTAGCACCGCTTCTGGTTCTTCTGGTATGTCTATTGCAGCTTTGTCCGCTACTACTGCGACATTGCCCCTTAAGGTTGTTGGTTTCCCCAACCGCCCAGACAACATCCCCGGTGACACATACTTCAGTTATTACGTCAAGCTCAATAGCTCGACCAATACTGGTGGTACTGGTCAGACTGGTGTTTAATTTTTAAAGGAGCAATAAATGTCCGTAATTAATAGTGGCTCATTCGCTAAGGCTCTCTGGCCTGGTGTTAACGCATGGTATGGCCGTGCCTATGACGCTTACCCAGAGGAATACACAAAACTGTTTGAAAAACAGGCCTCTAGCAAAGCATTTGAAGAAGATGTTGGTATCTCTTCATTTGGTTTGGCAGTTCAGAAATCTGAAGGTGCTCCAATCTCTTATGATTCGGAACGTCAAGGTTTCATCTCTCGCTACCAACATGCTGTATACGCACTGGGTTTCATCATCACTCGTGAAATGATGGAAGATGACCAGTATGATGTAATTGGTAAACGTAAAGCCGAAGGTCTCGCCTTCTCTATGCGTCAAACCAAGGAAGTCATTGGTGCTAACGTATATAACCGTGCTTTCAACTCTGCCTATACTGGTGGCGATGGTAGTTCGCTAATTGCGTCTAACCATGCAAACATCAAGGGTGGTACATGGTCTAACCAAATTGCAACTGCTTCTGACTTGTCCGAAGCTGCGTTGGAACAGGCATGTATCGACATTGCTGGTTTCACTAACGATGCTGGTTTGCTGATTGCAGTTCGTCCTGAATCCCTTGTGATTCCTCGTCAACTGATTTTTGAAGCAAAACGTATCTTGGGTACTGATGGTCGTGTTGGTACTGATAACAACGATTTGAACGCCATTAAAACAATGGGTTCTATTCCTACTGTTATTACTAACCACTTCTTGACAGACACTGATGCTTGGTTCATCCGTACCAATGTACAGAATGGTTTGAAGTACATGGAACGTCGGGCTGATGCCTTTGATATGGATAACGATTGGGATACTGAGAACGCTAAGTTCAAGGCTACCGCCCGTTATTCTTTCGGTTGGACTGATCCCCGTGCTATCTATGGTAGTGCCGGCGCTTAATTAACCTAGAGAAGGGGTTTATCCCCTTCTCTACTCTAAGGAATAATTATGGGCTTGAAACTCACTGATCTAACACCTATTTCTACAACTGGCCCGACGGCCAATATTCCAGCAAACAAAGACATTGTTACCAAGGTATTTGCAGTAAGTCGTTCCGACACTACTTCTACTTTGAAGGCAGTTCTTCCTGCTGATGCGTCTGTTATTGAAGTATCTAAATTGGGTAATACCAACTCTGATGCTGCTACTACTGCTACTGTAACTATTGTCATTTCTAACAATACTGGAGCTATTTCTACCGGAACAGCTTTGGATGTTAAAACTGCTGGTACAACTACGGCACATGTACAGATGCCTAATTTGCCTAATATTGAGCCTTTGCCTTTGTTGGGCGATTTGCGTATTACTGCGACGTATGCAGAAACAGGTACTCCATCCACCACTGGTGGTCCTTGGTACATCAAAGTATCTTACGTTCGATAACTTTAAGAGGGGCTTCGGCCCCTTTTTTCTAAGGAAATTCCATGTCTGGAACTGCACAATCTAGCGGATTAAAAGCCGCTGGGACTTATCAAATTTTCACTGGTCGTGGAGTTATCTCTGGCGTCCATGCTATTAGTGATGGTACTAACGTAGCCACTGTTGTTGTTTACGATAATGCTTCTGGAGATACTTCTGGAAATATTATTGCTAAAGTAAATGGCTCTGTTAATACTGGCTCTAACGGCGTTATTCTCACTACCCCAGTCCGATGTGATATTGGCTGTACTTTGGTAGTATCGGGTACAGGCTCTCCACAAGGTCTTGTACACTTCGGAGCATAATAATGCAAAACTGGCTAAAACTAGGTGATTGGAATGCTATTTGTGATAGCTGTGGCCGTAAGTTTAAGGCCAGTACAATGCTAAAACGTTGGGATGGATTATTTGTTTGCAAAGCTGATTACGAAGTAAAACATCCACAGCTCTCTTTGCGTGTGCATGGGGATAAGCAAACAGTACCTATTCCAAGACCTGATACAATTAATGATACATTTATACGTTCATGTAATATTATAAATTCTCAAGGTATTGCTGGTACAGGTATCTCAGGATGTATGGTTGCTGGTAAAGTAGCTACGGGATCAATTAAATAAGGAAAATTAATGTCTTCAACTACTTTCATTGATGGGACTACTCCCGTAATAGCGTCATGGTTAAATGATGTAAATACGGCAACATATACAACTGTACCTGTTTTAGTAAACACAGCTAATAATAACACAGTAACAAAAGATTCTAATACTGGGGCTGCATTACTTCCTGTAGGCACTACTGCCCAACGTCCTAGTCCCTATCAAGGACATTTTAGATATAATACGACAATAAGTAATTGGGAAGGATATAATGGTAGTGTATGGGGACCAATTGCTTCTCAATATGCTGGATCAATAACTTCTTCCGGCTTGACCCAATCTACTGGAAAACTTTTGGGGCGTACAACTTCCGCTACTGGATCAATTGAAGAAATTACTCCAGATACAACACTTGCCCTGTCTTCTGGATCATTGGGTATTTCTTCTGGTGGAGTAGGAGCTTCTAAATTATCTGGTAATCAAACTGGAGCAGCCCCTGTGTTTGGTATAAGGGCTTGGGCTACATTTAATGGAGCTACTACCGGTACTAATGCTCCTTTATCTGGAGGCAATGTAACATCTGTTACACGAAATAGTACAGGTGTCTATACTATTAATTTTACTACTGCTATGCCTGACACACTATATGCAATAACTGCTATAGGACTTGGTGGCAATAATGGGTCTATTATCTGTATAACTAACACGACTGGCGCGGATGGAACAAATGCAAATTTAACTACATCAGTTACTGTGAGCATACGTACCCCAGCAGGAACTCTTTTTGACAGTTCTTTAGTGAGTGTTTGTGTGCTTAGATAATACACATAAAACTATGTATTTACACTTTTAGTATTTTGGGTGGTGTATGGATTATCAAATGCTTTTTAACTTAGTGGCTGGACCAGGGCTATTAGCTCTTGGCTGGTTTTCTAGGCAAGTCTGGCAAGACGTAAAAGATGTAACAAAAGCCCTTGGCGAACTTCGTGTGGAAATTGCTACCAATTATGTACCACGAAATGATTTCAAAGAATTCTCTGCTGAGATTCGGGAAATGTTCAATAAGGTTATGGATAAATTAGATAACAAGGCTGACAAATGAACTGGCAAGAAGTATTAAAATCACTGGCCCCTACTGTTGCTTCTGCTGTTTTGGGGCCTCTTGGTGGAGTTGCTGTTTCAGCAATAGGAAATATTTTAGGTGTTTCCGAAGCCACACAAGATAAAATTGCTAATGTGATTAAAGCTGGACAACTAACTCCAGAGCAGATTAGTGATATTAAAAAACTAGAAATGCAGTACCAAGAAAATGAGAAAGAGCGTGGATTTAAGTATGCAGACCTTGCTTTCAAAGATCGTGATTCTGCTCGTAAAGCCAACGTAGAAGGAGGTACGCAAAAGTACCTATTTTGGTTGTCTTTGGGACTGTTAGTTGGTACTCTTGGGACTGAGGGCTATGTTCTATTTAATGGTCTGCCGCCAACAGTGACTGATATGGTTGCTGGGCGTGTTCTAGGTCTTATGGATGCAGTTGCCCTTATGGTGCTAACATACTGGTATGGTACAAGTAACGGCTCTGCGATGAAAACAGAACTGCTATCACAAGGAAAATAAATGGCAACAAGCGGATCAACTACATGGTCTCTACAGCGTGACGATGTAATCAACAGTGCTTTGCGTAAACTGGGAGTTCTTCCTGAAGGAGCTACTGCTAATAGTGCACAAATTGCTGCTGGTGCTGTTGCATTGAATGCTATGGTAAAGGGATTTCAAACTGATGGTATGCCTGTCTGGGCTATTAAAGAATACACCTTTTCTACAGTGGCTGGGACAGCTTCTTATGACATTGGTATTGGTAAGACCATCAATACACCAATGCCATTGAAAGTATTACAAGCCTACCGCATTGAAGAAACAGGAGCCGTTAATGTGCCTTTACTTGTTTACAATCATTACGATTATGACTTACTTCCAGTCAATGCGGCTAGTGGAGAACCAGTCAATCTATTCTATCAGCCTTTTAGTACCTATGGTACTTTAAAACTTTGGCCTACTCCATCTGATTCTAATACTACAATTACTATTGTTTATCAGCGTCCGTTTGAGGATATGACATCTGCTACAGATGATTTTGATTTTCCTCCTTATTGGACTGAGGCATTGATCTATGGCTTGGCTTGGAGGTTGTCTTCTGAATATGGTATCCCATTGCAAGATAGATCATTGCTAATGAAAGAGGCTGAATTTTTCCATGACCGTGCATTGAGCTTTGGCACAGAAGAAGGTAGCTTATTCCTACAACCTGATAGGTCTTGGAGCAAACATTAATGGCATATACGAAAAATCCTGCTAGTCAGACATATGATACTAAACGGATGTCTTTGCTATTCAGTCCCTTGCAACGTAGCGGGGCGTTGCTTAATAAGGATGCTAAATTGGTTAACATGATGGTTGATGTTTACCAATCACCTGATTCAGAATATAGTAAAGCTTTTGTTAAATCACGTCCGGGTCTATCCTTAGCTTATTCAACTACTGCTGGAACAGCCCGTGGTATTTACTACTGGACAGTAAGTGGTGTGGGCTATGCAATATCTGTAGTGGGTACTAAAGTATATAGTAACTCAACTGAGCTACAAACTTTAACTACCAGCACAGGAGATGTGGGGTTTACAGAATTTGTAGATTCTACTGGAACCGTAAAACTGGTCATGCTAGACGGCATTAAAGGATATGTGTTTACATCTCCTACTGTCGCTGGTACAGCAATTACATCTGCCGATTTCCCAACTCCACATGTACCTCATCCTATTTTCTTGGACGGGTATTTGTTTGTCGCTAAAGCAGATACACAAGATATTTACAATAGTGATTTAGATGATCCTGCTGTTTGGACAGCCGGTAACTACATGTCTGCGGAAATGTTCCCAGATAAAATTGTTGCTCTTACTAAAAATAACAACTATATTTATGCAGTTGGTACTAGCTCTGTAGAGTATCTTTATGATGCTGCTGAAGCTACAGGAAGTCCCCTAGGACGCCATGACAGTGCTGTTCAACAGTTTGGTACAGTAGCTCCCGGCTCAGTAGTTCCCACAGATAACGAAGTTATCATGATTGGTGAAACTGGAAATGGTGGACATACCGTCTGGACTATTGACGGGTTTAAAGCAAAAGAAGTGGGTGTACCATCTATCCGTAGTGTGTTTAGAGCAGAGGGAGCTAATCTAGCAAATGCAAGGGCACATTGTGTCCGTGTTGCTGGACAAAAGTTATACATCATTAACCTTACTTCTGTTACACTGGTTTACAGTTTTGATACGCAAATGTGGTCTTTCTGGACTTCTGGAACAGACGGTAATGTAGCATTTATTGGCCGTCACGCAACGGATGGTCCTAATGGAACACCCTATTGTCAAGATCAATCTACAGGAGCTATCTACATTATTAGTGAAGATGTATTTACAGATAATGGCACAGGCTTTCTTTGTCAAGTTGTAACTCCTAAGTTTGATTTTGATAATTTAAACCGTAAGACAATGTCTAGGTTTGCTTTAGTAGGTGATTGGCCTACTACATCAGGAACAGGTAATAATGTTTCTGTTGAATGGACAGATGATGATTATGCAACATGGTCTACTCCTAGAACATTAAGTTTTGATTTAGATTTTCCATTTCTTACTCGACTTGGTATATTCCGTAGACGGGCATTTCGTATTTCGTATTCTCAACCCTACCGTCTTCGCTTAGAAGGTATTGAGGTTGATCTAAACAAAGGGAGCCAATAATGGCATATAAAGGTTTCGTAGGTAGTGGCACTATTGGTCATTTTCAATCCACTACTGCTTTGCAGAATTTATACCCAGCCGACATGTACGCTGGTCGAATGGCAACTGTAGAGGTTGTAGCTGGAAGCGCTGCACATTATTATAGCAATGGCATTAGTTGGCAACCAAATGCCATGCTTGCTACCGACTCCGCCGGCAAGACGGTGGGGATTGCGGGGGTGGATGGACAAGCATTATTGGCAAACGCAATCCGAGAAGCATATTCAGGATGCGCTACAGCCAGCGGCTTCTTGGGAACGATGACATCACCTGGATATGACGGAAAAACCTACCAATCAATCCGCGTGGCCGAAGCACCGTTTTATGCTGTGCGGCTCAAGATTCGCAACAACGAGTCAACCTCGTACACGCTGAATGGCGCAGCAGTATCTGCATCTTCTACACCGTACAGCACTGGTACAACAGTAAACCCAAATCCAACGGGAGGGACGTGGGCTGCTGTTACGTTTAACGGTTCGTCGTCGGTAGTTATTCCGGCAACGCTTGGGACAAATCGCCCATCAATCACATACAGCGACTGGATTTATATTTCTTCCGTTGCGCGTGCTGACGGAACTGCATACACGCAGCCTTATTTGTACATGCGTGGATACAACGCAACCGGCCCAAAATCTGGATTGATTGGTACAACTACCAACCCCAATACAGGCGGCAGGTCTTTGCTATCGGTTACTAGTGCAATCAATCGTGGGCGTCTGCACATTACATCTGCAGCCACTGGTGATTTTGCAACAACGAATCAAACTGGAATGACAGATGATAGTGGCACCTTTTCATCTTTTGTCTATGAGTTTGAGTGTTTGCATGCAGTTCCTTCATTGCCTGTTTTGGCAATTGGTGATTCGATCATGCAAGGTGATGGCGCATCTGTAGTTGGGACTGGGTACGCATTCCGCGCCTGCGCAGATGTGTCTACGCCAGCCAAGCCGGTCATCTTAAGTAACAACGGTTGGTCAAATATGACCACAGATAATTTCGTTACCCGCTTACAAGACCTTTTTACAGCCGGTGAGCGTCCTAGTGTTGTAATTTTCCCTTGCTGGACGCCTAACGACGGTGCGCCCACTCAGGCACTTATTGATCGGGCTTGGGCTAACGCCATGCGAATCCTCACGCTATGCCGCCAATATGGCGCGATCCCCGTGATGGTGGGGCCAACTCCGCGTGGCTACTCTGGCGCTAACGAAACCTCAAGACAGCAATTGGTTGCACGCTTCCGAGCTTTTGGGACCAGCGGCCTGAATGTGCTGTACAAGTTGGACGCCGATGGTATCTTGGCGTCTACACCCGGTGGCAATGCGATTGCGGCATCATTTTCCAGTGATTCAATCCACCCCAACGACGCTGGCAATGATGCTCTGAATGCGGGTCTAAATGGTTACACGGGATTGGGTTCGATTTTGTCGAATATTGCCACTTCGTATTTCCGATGACCTATCCCTCATCTGCCCCAACCCTCGTAGCAGTCTGACCAAATAAACACATAATTTAAAGGAAATAGTATGGCAGGAGGTTTACCACCACCACCAACACGGGCAGACTCAGGTGATTTTGCTTGGGTTGTATGGCAAAATGCTGTGTATCGCCTCCTGTCTACTACAGGCAGTGTTAGCTGGTCTTTAATAGATAAGGCGGGAAGTTCTCTTGCTGACCTTCAAACTAAAGCCCACAATATGCTTACTGGAGTAGCTGGTACAGGTGCTTATCACCTATCTCAAACAGAGCAGCAACGAGTTACTGCTACAGTAGCGGTCAATAGTAAAGCAGGTGCCCCAACTACATCAGATATTCCTACTGGGTATTGGGCTATCTATAAAGACACATCTACTGGGCTTGTTAAACTGTATAGTAATGATGCTGGCACAATTAAATCGGTAATATTAACATGAGTGATGAAAACGATTCTGGGGGCTATTCATATAGTCTTGGTGGTAGCTTCCAGCCTACTCCGGGGCTTTCTACTGGTAACCTAGGAGATTACTCATTAGGTAGTGGGCTGGGTTCTACAGGTGAAGGTGGAGATAATGGGCCTACATTTGGTAGTAGTCATTTTACTCCTGAGCAACAAACTCAGTATTTAAACAACCTTTACAATAATCCTGATTTCACTTTAAACAGTTTGTATGGATCAATTAATTCTCCTTTGCTAGGCGAAAATGAAAAAGTTAATTGGCAAAACTTAGACACTGTAAAAGATGAGTTAAATAAATTACCTAAGATAACTACGGAAGACCTTGGAGAACAGGGGGATGATCCTACTAAAGGGGCTTTTGGTTGGTTTAGACCGGGTAGTTTGGGTTATCGTTGGGGTCTACGTGATCCGGGTTCTGCTGCTGCTCGTGATCCCTTTTCATACGAGACATTGTCAGAACGAGATGATCGAATGGGCCTTGTAGGTAAAACATTAGGTACAATAGGTAATGCTGCATTAAGTGCAGTAACTCCGGCACCTATTTCCATGGCTTTGGCAGGATTACGTGGATATCAAGATTATCAAAAGAATGGTGATTTGTCTTCTGCTCTTGGTCAAGCTTTGGGCGGAGTAGGTGGTTATGTTGGGGCTGCTGGACAGGCTTTACAAGGAAACTATGGCAGTGCTTTAACTGGAGCATTATCAAAAGGGGGAGCATCTCCACTAGCTTCTTTGGTAGCTGGTACTGGGGTCGATTATTCTCAAGGCAAAGATGTCACCAATAATTTAGGTGGGATAGCAGGCTACACATTAGGTACAGCCGCTGGTAAGGGATATGGAGGTTTTGGACAATCTCTTGGCACATCCCTAGCTAAAACACTATATGGAAAGAAATAAATATGTCTACTGTAGATGCTTTGCTAAAGTATTTCAATAACAACAAAGGTGTTGGTGAGTCTGCTGTTAATGCCTTGTCTGGCCTTACTGTTGGGCAAGACTCATATAACAACATTGGCAGTAACAACGATGCTTTGAATGCACAGATTCAATATCTGTCTGATATGTATAACCCTGACGGGGCTGTAGCACAACAAATGTCTAAAGCTCTTGCAGCTAAAGATGCTAAGGCTGGACGTAATAGTCAGTATGCTGCTCGTAGTGCTACACTGCAATCTCAACTAGCTTCTGGAGCATCTAATAATGCTTCTCGTATTGCTCAGTTGATTCAACAAAAACAAAACTCTGAGAATCAGCAACAGCAAATCCGTGCAGGACAATTGGGTAGTTTGTTTGATTTGGCTAAACGTACAGGGGCTGTTGACTGGGCCGGTAATCAGCTTAAGGATTTGTTTGGTATGAATCAAAGCCAGCAACCTAATTACTCCCTTAGTGGTATGACTGATTCAGTTAGTCCACAAGGTTTGGATACAAGCTTTACACAATCAAGTAATCCATACAGTATTCAAACAGGTTCTGCTCAAGGACTATCAACATCCAATCCAAATGCCCTAATGCCTGATTGGAATAACACTTCATATACACCACAAGCAAACGATGCTGGTTCTAATGGCTGGAATGAAGATATGCCCTATCAATACTACTAAGGAACAACTATGATGAATTCTGCTAACCTGCCTACACAGGCAGACCTTAGTTCCTTATATGGCTCTTGGAACCCAATGGCAGTATATAAGGGATTGCAAAACCAAGACCTAGCTGGTCAGTTCCGTGACCAAGCATTTGCTGACAATGAAAGTACAGTTAGGGCCGATCAAATGAAGAATGACCAAGCTGCTTTGGTTAATCCACTCCTTGTTCAGAAACAACAAAGTGATAATATTTACCAAGACTTGATTAATGCTGGTAAAACAAATACCAATACTTCTGAAGCTATTGACTTGGGTAACAAGCAATCTTTGAATGGCGACAAGTTGGCTGCTGAACGTGCTAAACTTAAAACATTGTTTAGTGATGAACAGCTAAGTCAAATGAGTAATGATATTTGGAAAGCTCACGTAGAAAATATTAAGTCTGGCGATCCAACTAAAATCCAAGAAACCGGCTCTTTGCTTGATTTGCTTGGTGGACCTTCTAAGGCCGCTGACCGTAGCCAGACACGTAACCTCAAAGAAGGCGATTGGCTCAACTCTCAAATCTTGGCTAACATCGGTGCTCAGAGTCGTGAAGGGGTTGCTGCTATGCGGGGTGCTGGTAAAGCCCCTGCTTCTTGGCAATCACAGTTTAATAAATTGCCCACATCTTCCAAGAAAGATACCGCTGCTGCTGCTATTGCAACTGGACGCAATCCCTACACAGGAGAAGAGTTGAGTGAAGATGAGTTGGCTGGATTCCAAGCTACTTATGATTCTGCTGTTAAAACTCTTGATGCTGGAAATCTTGCTCGTGGACAGGGACAAGGCATCATTGCTGGTGTGGATACATCTGGTAAAATCAACCTTAACAACAAAAGAATCCCTAGTTCTGGCGGCGCCAGTAAACTTAGTGATGACGATTTGATTAACAAATACCTACCTAAATAATATGGCCTCATACGAAGAAGTAATGACAGCACTGCGTAATGCACATGATGCTGGTGATGAAGAAGCTGCTACTCGCCTTGCCGGTATTGCTCAAGGATTGAAAACTACTTCTTCTGTACAAGACCCTGTTGCTGGTATTCCCGGAAGTGAAAATAGGTTCACAGAGCATGATTACTCTAAAGACGAATCTCCACTAGATACATATGTACGTGGTCCAATTGAGGCCGCTGCACAATTTGCTACAAGTATTCCTATTGGCCTCACTGCCCCTATTGCTGGTTTTGTAAAGAAAGGACTAAATCCTGATTCTAATAAAACAGCAGATCAGTTGGCTGGTGAATTCATGCAAGACTATACCTACGCTCCACGAGGTAGTGCTGGTCAAAGGTATGGAGAAGAATTAGGTAAAGTAGTTAATGATGTTGGTATTCCATTGGCAGGTCTACATGGCTTGCCTCGTATGGGACAACAGTTTGCTGACCACTCTGGTCCTTCTGTAGGGACTGTTCTGCGTGACCTTATGGGAGGTAAAGAACCGACTAGTACCGTTAAGAGTGCTTTGGATGATTTGAATGCTCCTGAAGCTTCTACAGCTACTCCTGAAGTGCCTATTACAGACACACGTTCTGGTTTGGCTAAAAGCAAGGAAGCTTATCAAGCTGCTTTGCGTGAGCAAGAGCTACAACGCCAGTCTGCTTTCAATCGTCCTGAACAACTTGGTAACTTAGAAGC